CTGGCAAATTAACTATATCTAATCTTCTAGGTTCTCTCACATACCTTAGAAAATAACGATTTATTGTAAAACTTCCATCAGTTAATAACTCAGCCCATGGCCCATGCATTAATCTTAAAACTACATCTTTTGTAGGTTTATTAAATGGATCGGTTATAAGCTTATTATAATCCTCATGGGATGTAGCATAGACACCAGTTCTCTCATCCACCCAACTGCCATTGCAGTCTTCATAACGAATTTCACATTCTTCGTTAATGGCGAACCAATATATGTCCGGACCTCCTATTACACCAGCTGGTAAATCAAATAAAATACCGCCAGGTTTAACTGGAGTTTGTATCACGGATGGGACTAAAGTTGTCTCTGTTATAATCGTTCTCAGATCATCAGTCCTCTTTTGAGTTTCCTCAAGAGATTCTTGTTTAGGATCATGAGAATATCTTTGTTTTACAAAACGATCTTGTGACTTATTTAGCCATAGATCGATTTCTTCAGGTTCAAAGTTAGGGTAGTTAAGACTATCTGTCTTATCTAACCCTACCTTGAATTCTATGTGCATTTCTGCTAATGTCATTTTTTACTTGCTTTTAATTTTGACTTTAGCGATAATACTATATCCTGATTCTTTGGATCTTTTAGATATACTAATGCTGATTCTAAATCATGTCCGATAGGACTATCTCCAAAAAGATAGTGACCACCTCTGATTCTAATCGTATTAATATCTATAAGATCATTGATAAATACTCTAAGTTTGAAATCCGGAAGCTCTAAAGTAGTATTAAATTCACCTGGATCTGTATCAACAACATCCGCAAGAGTATTTTCGATTAAAGTATCAGAAGCATTCGCTCCTTTTTTACCCATTAATCTTAATAAATTACGCATCTCTGATGCAGTCATTGCATTAAACTTCTTATAAGCTTCTCTTTTTTCTTTAATTTTTAAGTTGTCCTTTTTAGCATCTTCTTCAGCATCATATAATACATATTCTGCTTTAGGCCAATCTCTCAAATTATTTACGGAATTAGCTACACGGTTACTTGCCATTAAGATTTTATAATCTATGAAATCTCTTGCCATTTCTAAGTTCAAAGATTTCTCTTTATCATTTAGAATAACTGTATAGTCTTTCCAATACTCTGAGTGTTTACCCAGTGTACCCGGCGATATTTGCAATTCTTTTTCAAGTCTTTTTTCTTCCTTATCAGTAAGACCGGTTTGATAACCCCCTCTACCGAGAGAGGCTATCACCGTGTCTTTACATTTTGGGAATCTATGAAAACCCGACCAAGAATGCTTTTTTAAAGCCTTTAAAATTACTTTCTGTGTCATAATTAAATTTTATGATTATTACTATTAACTATTAGGTACTACTTTAGTACAAATTAACTCACCACATGCCATAGGATTTTTAATCATTATCCCACACTCAGTTAACATATGAACTGAATAACCATCAAGATTATCAGATCTCATTGTGTTTACTGATTTAGCTGTATTTCCAAATGGATCTACAGAACCTGCAGTGTGCCACATCATATCCTTAGAATCTTTTTTATGGACTGCTTGGATATTTGATTCTCCACCAGCCATACCAAAGTCAAGGAATGTAAATCTGTAAGACTCAATAGGTCTTCCAGAATCAGCATGTAATTGTCTATTGATTACTGTATTGTCATATAATGGTAAATGCTTAAGAGTAATCTTAGTACCATTTAATCCTAGGTAAGTTTTAAATTGACCTCCTAGTGTTAGATTTTGCCCGCTACCAGTAATAAATGTTGAATCTACAAGAGTCCAGTTAGACGCTGCTGTTTTCATAGCTCGGTCGAATTCTGCGAATCCGTACTCCCCTGTAAATGCAACAAAGTTTCTAGAAGACTCTGGCATAACATTATAAGAAAGATCAATTAAGAAATCTCTAACAATATTTTCTGTTAAGTCGGTATAAAATCTACGATTTGCTGGAGCGATTTGTTCTCTAATTCCAGCACCTTCATAAACTGGAAGACCATTATTACCTAACATATTCGTAATACCATTAGCATTAGCTGAAAATGTAGAGTACCAATAAGATCTTTCAATTTCTCTGTACCACTGAGCCATTGCTTCCCACTCAGCAAATCTTGTCCATACTGTGGTTTTTTTACTTGGGTTAGCTGGGTCAGATAGTTGTATAACAAGAGCATCTGTTGCTGCACTTCTTGTTACTGTGTACGACTTTCTTAAAGTCGATAAATGATTTCTCATTTTAAATGGAGCACTAAAAGTAGTGTTACCTCCTGTTGAGAATTCCGGTACAGTAGTATACTCTTTCGAGAACTCACTACCGCTGTCGATCAATAACGGATCCATAAAAAAAGCTGGGTCTACATTGGTTAACTTTAAAGTGTATATCCAATCAGAACCATCAAAATATGGATCTTCCATTACTCTTACTCTGTAATCTCGATCATCAGCTACCAAAACCTCTTGATTTGCGAACCATTTCTCTTTAAATTTTACTCTAAAAGTAGTTCCGTTTAGACCTGGGTAATTCCCCCCGTCTCCTAAGTTTCCACTTACTGGAATTGCCTTCTCATCATCACCTTGTAAATGCCAATCATATTCTCTATTTCCGATTTCATTAGATCGTCCCATTCCACTAGTTAAATATTGGATAGGGTTTGCACCTTGCATTCCAAAGATACGAGTAACTAATGTACTCATAACTTCTGGCTCAGTTAAATATGCTGACGAAAGATGGTTTTGTTGGG